CGCAGAGATGCGTCCTGTCCAGTCAGAGAGAATGCGCCAGCACCTCCTGCTGTGCGTCTACCAGCACGGAGAGTCGCGTCCTGTCCAGTCAGAGAGAATGCACCAGTACCTCCAGCTGTGCGACGAGCTGCTCGCAGAGATGCGTCCTGTCCAGACAGTGCGAATGCGCCAGCGTCACCTGTCGTGCGACGAGCTGCTCGCAGAGATGCGTCCTGTCCAGACAGGGAGAATGCACCAGCACCACCAGCTGTGCGACGAGCTGCTCGCAGAGATGCGTCCTGCCCTGTCAGCGAGAATGCGCCAACACCTCCTGTCGTGCGACGAGCTGCTCGCAGAGATGCGTCCTGTCCAGACAGGGAGAATGCACCAGCACCTCCTGTCGTGCGTCGAGCAGCTCGCAGAGATGCGTCCTGTCCAGACAGTGCGAATGCGCCAGCACCGCCTGCTGTGCGACGAGCTGCACGCAGTGTCGCGTCCTGTCCTGCCAGCGAGAATGCGCCAGTACCTCCTGCTGTGCGACGAGCGACCCGTGTACCGGCCTGCTGTCCTGTCAGCGAGAATGCGCCAGCATCTCCGGTCATGACATAGTGAGTCGTGCCGAGCTGCGAGCTGATCGCGACAGCCGATATGGGTGCGTGTCCTAGCATGGATCACCTCACGCCAGGGCTGAGTCGATCTCGGACTGAGTCAGGAGGCCGGCATCTCTCAACGCATTCAGGCCGGCATGCAACCTAGGAGAGTCTAGATCGACGCTGCCATTCGCGAGGAGCCTGTCGTACCAGAGACGGACGATAGGATTTTGCTGTGCGGCCGCCACGACAGCAAGCTGTGTGACCTCGCTGAAACGATCCAGAAACTCCAGAGAATAAACCAGTCGAGGAGCAGGACGATCGATCCAAGCATCAACGATCGCCTGACCAGCAGCTCGCTGCTCATCAGTCGCCTCGGGAGCGAAACTCACACCGTATCGACCATCGAGATACTGCTCGACGCCGATGATCGGCGCGACAGCGGCGACAGTGGCGTGGAGGTCTGCTAGCATTCCCACCACCCCTGTATGCCTGCGCGGTCGGTGCCGTTAAAAAATGTCACAGTGCCGGTGCTAAATATGCGCTCGATCCAGTACAGCGTCCTAAATCCGATGCCTGAATATCCCGCCGCTCGACCGACTGCCGTCACTGGTTGACTGGCCACCTGGCTGAATGAGAATCCGGCGATGGTCCAGCCATAGGCCGGCGCGATGAAATCGACGGCATCATAGCCGATAGCCGTGATCCCGCCCTGCCCTGCCGTGCCATGCGTCGTGTACGAATGACAGGTCATATCGAACATGGACCCCATGACGCCGCAGACGATCTCGACCTTGTTTGAGGTTTGAGCTCTGGCCTGCTGGTATGTCGTGCTGGCGTATGTGTAGCTGGTGACGCCACCATCGACTTTATAGATCGGCCTTCTTTGTTGATGATAATAATTCCACACGAAGCGTTGCGCCGCCGTATCGCTGCACTGGTTTGCGGCGCTTGTCCTGATTGTTCCGAGATACCGGCGTGTCGTGGTGCCGGACTGGACTAGCACACCATCGACAGTGGTGAGCGCTGTGGCCCGCGTCGTGGCATTCGTCCATGCAGTGGTCGACAGCGCAGGTGATCCGCTCGAGACGATCGCATATACATCATAATTCGTGCCGGTCGTCAAGCCTGTCAGTGACAGGCTGATGCCTGTTCCGATGTCATAGGTGATCCATCGATTGCCCGTGTAAATTTCTATTTTGGAGTCGAGGTATGGCAAATAGTACAGGGTGCCTTGGGCGCTCAGGTCAGATGTCGGCACCGCCAGCGTGCTGGACAGTGACAGGCGACCACCGGGGATGATGTTGGGCGGCGTTACCTGATCGGCCGGCACAGTGACAAACACATCCTTGGTGCCAGCGCTGAGATTGACGGCAGCTCCCGAGTTGCTCGAGGCGATGACTGATGTCCTGGCGAGCGTCGTCGCAGGACTTCCGACCGTGCCGAATCCGACCTCATACTCGGCAGCCGTTCTGTGAGAAATCACATAAAAACAGGTGTTACTGGCACCGATGCCTGAACTGAATGTCTGGAAACCAGTGACGGCACCGGACAGCGTGAGCGTTCCGGTGCCGGTGGTGGTGCTCGTCTCTCGGACGCGGTCGGCGTAGACGAACGGCATGCCGATCTCCTATCAGGTGATCGTCAGGGCACCGTTGGTCGGATCATAGTCGAGGGTGAATGTCTCAGTGTCGGCCAGCGTGATGCTGCTGCCATAGTCGTACCAACCGATCAGCTCATCGTTGGTCGCCGTGTCGTTGTACAGGACGGCATAGCGAAACGCTGCCATCGCACCACCGCTCGCGGTGAATGTCACATCGCCGAGGACCAACTTGTAGGTGCCTGATGTCTGCGAGCTGCTGGTGATCGATGCGGTATTTCCACCAGCTGTGTAGCCGTTTCCAGCAGCGATCTGCGTGATGTTGGCCAGCACGGTGTTGGTCGCCAGCGGTGCGCTATTTGTTAGCGCAATTTTGAGGACATCGCTGCCGAGATTGTGCACCTTCTCGGCCAGCGCCTCGACAAACGAGTTGAACTTGTTGAATGTCGCCATAGTATCCTCCTACCAGAGAGCCACGATGTTGCTGGCGGTCGTGCCAGTCGCGAAAATTCGGACCACCCGAATAGGCAATATCTCGTGCTTGTCAAGGACGAATGTGACATCATTCCCCGAGCCTGCCATTCGCACCTTGAGACTGCCTTGTGCGCCGATATAGACACCTCTCGTCGTGTTGGACAGATCGGTGTCATCACTTGGCGTGACAGCTGCCGCGTCGTTATAGGGGCTGGTCAGGCCCTCCTGCTGATTGCTGTGGTGATCAGTCGGCATCTCAAGCTCCCGCCGTCGTGGTCGTCGTCGTCACCGCTCCTGGTATCGACTCGACACAGGTGATCACCTCATGCGTGCCGTAGCCTGTCGGATCCGAGACGCTGACGGCCTCCAAGATTCTCGAGCCATGCACGATCCTATGCGATGGACGCACATCGCCACGATACCGGATTGTCACGCGATACGGTGCCAGCGCCTGCTGCGACAGGCCGAGCTGGATCTCGGTGCCGGGCGACATCTCGACCATGGCCCACACGGTGCCGTAGGTCGTCCATGTCCGCACATCCTGCCCGTATGAGTCGGCCGACTCGCTCGCCGACTGGAGCTCGATGCGGTGCCGCAGCTCTCCGATCAGCGTGCGCCTCGCCATCAGCCGAGACTCCCGTCCTGATACGCCATCAGGAGCGATTCGACGGCCATCGGCACGGTCGACATCGTGCCTGGAGCGACAGCCTCGCGCTGCTCAAACCAGTGCGACACCAGCATGCGGATGCACAGTCTGAGAGGGGCCGGCACACTGGCTGCCGTCGAGCCGTATCCTGCGATCCAGTCGACCTCGATCCCTCCTCGCAGCGCTGTCTGGAGCGAGGGCCAAGTCGTGTCTGGATACAGCACCAGGCGTGGAGGATTGTCGTCCAGCAGGGTGTCGAAATCATCGGCCGCGTAGGTCAGCGTCTGCTGGTCGCCGTTCTCGTCGTAGTACCGGATCCGCGGTGTCGCGTATCCGATCCCGGTGATCGTGTTCGCCGCTGCCGTGATCGCCGGCGATCTCGGGAGCTCGATGTCGTAGGGCCAGTAGTCGAGCCGCATGCGATGTGCCGTGTAGATTAGGCTGCGTCTCGTGTACCGCTCGACATGGATCCTCGCCGCGGTGATCAGCATCGAGATCGTGCTGTCCTCGTCCGAGCTGTCGACGCGTAAATGAGCCTTGGCCTCGGTCAGCGTGACGGGCTCGACAGCGGGCTGGACGAGCGTGACGAGATTCACCTGGTCTCCCGTCTGCGTCGCGCGCCGCGCTCGGGGATCTCGGGCTCGGGTATCTGGATCGGTGCGGCGGGAGCGTCATCGACCGGGACAGCGACACCCGCGGCGACCGCGAGTCGCGCGTCTGAGTCGGGCATCTCGACGATGTCTCCGCACTGGTAGCTGACCAGCGTGCCGACCATGTGCTGCAGGATGCGTATTTTCATGACCTAATCCTATTCCGATTCGAGGTTGTAACGCAATCTATCCTGCGCTGTTTTTACGCTGTGACACGATGCGCACAGCGGCTGAAGGTTCGCGCGATCGTTCGTGCCTCCTGCGCGTAGCGGCACGATGTGATCGACCTGATCCGCGGATCCTCCACAGAGACGACAGATCGGCTCCTCGCGCAGGATCATGAGACGCCATCGACGCCAGGTGCGATCGTATCCGCGGTCGTGTGCCGAGGGTCGTGTGTCGCGAGCTCGCGATGGTCGAGTGACGGGTCTCGCGGGTCGATGTCTCGGGAGTCGTTCAGCCATGCGCCATGTCCTCGGCGAGGGCAACGAGGCGACCGACAGGGAGCGAGTGCACC